CAGCAGGCACGATTAGCAACATGGCAGTCAGTGCTACAACGTTGACAGCGAGCGGCACCTCGTCATTAGGTATCACATCGGCTTCACGTTTAACGACTGGTAACTTACAAGCTACTGGCGGTGCAGTTTCGGGCGTGGCGATTACTAGCAGCCCAATCAGCGGCAGCACTGGCTCGTTCACAACGCTAGCAGCATCAGGCGTAACAACATTAGCTGCAACGACAGTTAATGGAGTCGAGACAATTACTGACACAACTCAATCTACAGCATCAACTAATGGTGCGTTAATTGTTGCTGGCGGCGCTGGCGTTGCGAAAAATGTTAATGTTGGTATGGACTTAGCAGTTACTGGTTCATCAACGTTGGGCGATATTGTTATCGCAACAAATAGCATCTCTTCAACAGGCGACGTAGAAATTAGTGCAACTGGTGCAGTGAAGGTTGGCGCATTGACGATGCCACAAGTAGACGGCACAGCTGGTTCAGTGATGGTAACTGACGGCGCAGGTCACATTAGCTTAGTGTCAGTAGGCGCAGCTACAGCAGGTAATGTTATTCCGCTTGGCACCCCAACTACTGGATCATTGATTGATAACAATCCGGCTATTTTGACCTTTACTCCAACAACGAAAGTCACTGATGCAGTTGACAAGCTGAATGAGATCTTAGGTAAATTAGTCCCACCAGCTCCACCAGCATTCCCGAACGGCACGCTAACAGTTTCGTCCTTGCTAACTGGCCCACGTATGACTGTGTTCACACAGACAGACAACACAACGACTAGCAGCAAGCAAATGGCAGCAGGCAGTGTTCCGTCTTACAAGCGAGCTGCAACTTACGCAACCAACGTTCTCAATGACGTAGGTCCGGGCGAATCGGGCACAGTGTCAGTAATGAAGAATGGTGTAGCAGCAGGTTCCCGCACTATTACTCCAACATTAACTAACAACGGTACTTACAGTGACTTAGTCATCAGCGATAACGCTGACTACGGTACTAAGACTGGTAAGGCATTGCTTTTCTGGAACAGCTTTGATGCACAAGCATCTGGCACAGTACCAGCAGGTTGGAACGAAGTGTATTTAACAGACGACGCAGCAGGAACGTCGAACACTGTGGTTTGGTACTACGATAATTCTACTCCGGGTACTCCGGTAGTAACTGGGACAACGTTTGCACCGACTACAGAAGTTACAGCATTTAGCTCATCAGTGCCACATTACACAAGCACAACATTATGGACAGCAACAGGTACAGCAACTAAATTGTCGGGGGATTTGTATCCAGCAACTGACACATTCTTGACAGGTACTGCAGGCGGGTCATTCCAAACTCCAGCTTCGGTAACGTACACGGCCGCTGGTGTTACTACTCCACTAGTTCGCAATCTTTACGTAGCATCAGGAAATGCGTCGTTTACAACGACAGTAAATACTGTTGACGCTACAGGAAGTTCTACAGCAGGCCCGAGCTATTCAGTAAATAACACTTATGCAACAGGTACAGGTAGCTCAACTCCAGGAGGAACGGTATTGACAATTAAGACAACAGATACGTCGAAGGTAAACGAAGCTAACGTAGTAGTTGGTACATTCGGATCGGGCGGCGCAGCAAGCGCAGTTCGTATTGGCGGATTAGCAGCAGGCGCAACTCCAGCGTTATCGGGTATGGCAGCTTGGTCAAGTTCGGCAGCATTGCCAGCATACGAAGCCACTGTAGTAGCTGGTGCTGCCAAGCAAGATACAACTAACTACAGCGTAGGTTATTTCCCAATGGGGCCGGACCTAAGCACTGGTCGTTCTGCAACCCAATACATTACCTTCCGTGTCCAACGTGATGCAGTTTCGAAGTTTGATATCTCGGTAACTGGTAAGTTTAGTGGTTGCCAAGTTGCTATTCCGGGATCAACGTTAGACGTTACAGCAGCACCAACTAACGGATGGATTGACCCAACTGTATCATACGGTGGCGCAGGCGTGCCGGGAACTGGTTCCGGCGGCAACGGCAGCGTAGGTTGCTCTATCGGCGGAACATTAACTGTTGGCTCAAATGTAACACAGAGTAAGACAGTGACTTTCGGTACAGAATCAAGCCACAACAGCACAAATAATTACATCTACATACGTTTTGTTCTCGCAGCCGGCGACAGCATTACAGCATTAAGCTTTGCAAACCCAACGCACTAATTTAGGAGATAGATAAAAATGGCGATTAGCGATACACAAAAAATTGACGACCTGTACAAGAAGTTAGTATTCGGAGTCACAAAAACTGACGTAGCAGGAAATAAGTCTCCGAGTAACGAGGCTATTCCTAGCCCGTTATTAGTGCGCGGCGATACGTTGTGGAACCAGTCTGGATTAATTCCGTTGGTTCCGCCAGCAGCAACTGATGCAGTGGTTCATTGCTACACAGGTACTGCCCGTGTTGCTCCTTCTTCAGACCCAACAGTAGTTCCGGCCACCCGCACCTGGATCACAGGTGTTGAAAATTGGATCCCACCACAGTTCGGTTCTAGCTACACTGTTAAGGTGTATGCTGACAGCTTAGGTGCAACAAATCCGTCGTTGACTGGTACATTGCTAGCTCCGGATGGTATCAATAACGATGCCTGGCTGTTTGACTACCAAGCAGGCGTGTTGAATTTTGCTGACACAAATATTCCAGCAGCGTTAACCGGTAAAACAATCTTTATCACTGGATATCAATACATTGGTACAGTAGGTATCTCTAGCGGTACAAACTACGGCGATTTGACAATCAACGGTGCAACAATTAGCACTAGCGTGACAGACGGCGATGTTACTATTGAAGGTAACGGCACTGGTGGTGTTGTTCTTAACGATCAAACAACGATCAACGGCGCAGCTACAGTAAATGGCGCAGTGACAGCAACCGGCACAGTAACCGCCCCAACATTCGTAGGCAACGTTGTTTCGACAGGTACAAGCACATTTACTACCGCAAACATCAATGGTGGCGCAGTCAACGGAACAGTGATCGGCGGAACAACGCCGGCAGCAGCAACGTTCACTACCGTAACCGGCGGTCCAGCAACTTTTAGCAGTATCAACAACACACCGATTGGCAACGCAGTCCCGAGCACTGGCGCGTTTACCACACTAGCAGCTAGCGGATTAGCCAGCGTTACTGACTCAACAGAAAGTACGTTAGCTTCCAATGGAGCATTAGTGGTAGCTGGCGGTGTTGGTATTGCTAAAAACTTAAACGTTGGTGGTAACGTGATTGTTACTGGCGACTTAACCGTACAAGGCACTACAACTACAGTCAACTCAACCGACGTATCTATTGTTGACAAGAACCTTACGGTAGCAAAGGGTTCGTTAAATGGCACAGAAGCAGACGGCGCAGGTCTTACAGTTGCTGGTGCAAATGCAACATTGATATACAACGGTAGCAATGATACATGGAACCTAAATAAGGATCTTAACGCTCCGGTCATTAACTCAACAGCAACAACTGACTCGACAAGTCCAGTAACTGGTGCGTTGACAACAGACGGTGGTGCAGGCGTAGCTAAAGACTTGTATGTTGGTGGCACAATTCACGGCGCAGTGCAAACAGCGAACTTAACGGCGACTGGTGGCACTGTTAGCGTAACTTCGGTTAGCGCATCGGTTATCACAACTGCTAACGCACAGATCAGCGGTGGTGCAATTACCGGCACTCCAGTAAGCGGATCTACAGTAGGCGCGACAACATTGACAACTGCTAATGCACAGATCACTGGTGGCGCACTAAGTGGTGTGACCGTCGCAGCAACAACGATATCTACTCCAGCAGCAACAATCACTGGCGGTACGTTAGATGGCGTAACAGTATCTAACTCAGCTATCAACACTTCCTCAGTGTCGACGGGTGCATTAACAGCAACTGGTGGTACAATTGCAGGCGTAACAATCACAAACAGCCCAGTTTCTGGCTCAACTGGTTCGTTCACATCAATGACGACTGGTGATGCAGTTATCACTGGTGGTAACATTTCTGGTGTTGACGTAACAGCAGCTTCGCTAACAACCGCAAACGCACAGATCACAGGTGGTGCAATTAGTGGTACTCCGATCTCTGGAGCAGCAGGTTCGTTCACAGTTGTTACGACAGCTAACGCTCAAGTAACTGGTGGTTCTGTAACAGGTCTTGACTTGCTAAGTGCAGTGTCGGGAACAGTAACAAACTTGACAACAAGCAACGTATTCATCACAGGTGGTGCAATCGCTGGAACCCCAATCTCTGGATCAACTGGTTCGTTCACAAACTTAACAGCAAGCAGCTTCACAGCAGACAGCATCAACAATACTCCAGTCGGAAACGCAATTCCATCCACTGGTGCGTTCACAACGTTGTCGTCAACTGGTGTTGCTCACGTTACTGATTTAACTCAAAGCACGTTGACGTCAGACGGCGCATTAGTGGTAGACGGTGGTGTTGGTATCGGCAAGAACTTAAATGTTGGCGGTAACGCAATCATCACTGGTAACTTAACAGTGAATGGTTCGACTACTATTGTTAATTCGTCAGACTTGTCAACAACAGATCGTAACATTACGTTAGCAGTTGGCGCAACAAACAACGCAACAGCAGACGGCGCAGGTATCACAGTTGCTGGTTCTGGTGCAGAAGTTAGATACGATGGCGGCAACGATACATGGAACCTCAACAAGAAGTTGAACGCTCCAACAGTAGCACTATCTGACGCAACTAACGCAACTAGCCCGACAACTGGTGCAATCACAACTGCGGGCGGCGAAGGTATTGCGAAAGACTTGTGGGTCGGTGGTACAATTTACGGTGCAATCGTTACGTCAAACGCACAAGTTACTGGTGGCAACATTACTAACATCGGCACATTTAGCGCAACAGATGGCACTGTTACTAACCTAACTACAGGCAACGCACAAATCACAGGTGGCGCAATTAGCGGTGCTTCAGTTAGCACAGCATCGTTAACAGCAACAGGCGGTTCGTTAACTGGTGTTTCAGTTACTGGGTCGACAGGCTCGTTCACAACGTTAGATTCGAGTGGTGCAGCAACGCTGAATTCAGTAGTGACATCAAATGCACAGATCGCAGGCGGCACAATCACTGGAACACCGTTTAGCGGCTCTACAGTAAATGCTACTGTGTTGACTACAGCAGATGCACAGATCACTGGTGGCGCTATTACAGCAACTCCGGTAAGCGGCTCTACAGTAGATGCAACAGTGTTGACGACAGGTAACGCACAGATCACAGGCGGCGCTATTACAGCAACTCCGATCTCGGGCTCAACTGGTTCGTTCACAACATTGTCAGCAAGTGCAGGTATCACTGGCACGTTGCAAACAGCAGCACAACCAAACGTAACATCGGTTGGCACGCTGACGACATTGTCGGTAGCTGGCGCAACATCGACAGGCGCATTGACTTCATCTTCAGTAACAACAGGTAACGCTCAAGTAACTGGTGGCGCAATAGACGGCGTAACGATCACTAACAGCCCGATCTCCGGATCAACTGGCTCGTTCACCAGCTTAACTGCATCAAGCTTCACAGCAGACAGTATCAACAATACTCCGGTTGGAAATGCAATTCCGTCCACCGGAGCATTTACAACCTTAGCAGCAGGCGGCGCAGTTTCGTTAACAAGCAACGCACAAAGCACTTCAACATCCACTGGTGCATTAGTGGTAGCTGGAGGTGTTGGCATCGCTAAGAACTTGTATGTTGGTGGAAACACTGTTGTTGAAGGTGACTTAACAGTTACAGGTACAACGACTACGGTTAGCTCTGCAACACTTGACGTTACTGACAAGAACATCACAGTAGCTAAGGGTGCTGCCACATCAATCGCAGCAGATGGCGCAGGCTTAACAGTTGACGGCCCAGCAGCAGCGACGATCCTTTACACTGACGCAACAAATACGTGGAACTTCAACAAAGATGTGGTAGCAGCTAACTTCATCGGTAACGTTCAGGCCACTACAGTCGCAGCAACAACAGTGGCAGCAACAAACGTCGCTGGTACATTGACGACCGCAGCACAGCCAAACGTGACATCAGTTGGTACGCTAACAAGCCTGGCAGTAGCAGGTGATGCAGCGGCAGGTTCTGTAACAACAGCAAACGCACAGATCACAGGTGGCGCAATTAGCGGTGCAACAGTTGACGCAACAACGTTGACGACAGCCGCAGCAACGATCACTGGTGGTACTATTACTGGAACAGCAGGTAGCTTCACAACCTTAGCAGCAAGTACAAGCCTAACAGCAAATACTTCTGGCGCAATTGTATTGAATTCGGGTACAGTTGGTTCAATCGACAAGATGAACATTGGTGCTACAGTGGCTGGTACAGGTAAGTTCACAAGCTTAACAGCAACAAGCGCAACATTCAACAGCATCAACAATACTCCAATTGGCAACGCAATTGCGTCAACTGGTGCATTCACAACATTGGATGCAACTGACACAAATACGTCAAGCTTGGATGTTAGCGGTGTCGCTACAGTAGCAGCATTAACCGCTAGCGGCGTAGTAACGGCTAACGGTGCAGTGGTTGCAAATAGCACATTAACAGCAAATGGCGCAACAGCAGTAAACGGCACATTCACAGCAAATGCAGCTTCGGTATTTAACGGAAGCGTAACAGCAAACAGCGCAGTGACATTGAGTCCGGCAACTGGCTTAGTAACAATTGCTCCGACTGCAACTGGCTCGATCAGCAACATGACAATCAATGCAGTATCGATGTCCACAGCTAACGTTCAGGTAACGGGTGGCGATATTACAAACACTCCGATTGCTGGATCGACAGGTGTGTTTACAACATTGACAGCAGGAAGCTTTATTGCTGACAGTATCAACAATACTCCGATCGGGAACGCAACACCGTCCACTGGCGCATTTACGACGCTATCGGCAACAAGTGGTATTTTAGGCACGTTACAGACTAACGCACAACCAAACATCAACTCCGTTGGAACATTAACGAGCTTAGATGTAGCTGGCGCAGCAACGTTAGGCACAATGACCACATCGTCAGCAACAATTACTGGTGGCACAATCAACAACACAGTGATCGGCGGAGTAACACCATTAGCTGGTACGTTCACAACAATGAACGCAAACAACGTTGGTGGATTGCTAACAACCGCAGCACAACCAAATGTAACATCGGTTGGCACGTTGACATCGTTGGCAGTATCTGGCGCAGTAACAACAGGCGCATTGACAGCAGCATCGATCAATACAACTAACGCACAGATTAGTGGTGGTGCTATTACATCGACTCCAATTAGCGGATCAACAGGCAACTTTACTTCTGTAACAACAGGTAACGCTCAAGTAACTGGTGGTGTGATTAGCAACACTCCGATCTCTGGATCGACAGGTAGCTTCACAACGTTGTCGGCATCGAATGGTACAGTAACTAACTTGTCGTCTGGTAACGTAGCGGTGACTGGTGGTAACATCAGCGGTGTTGCAATTACTTCGTCGACAGGTAGCTTCACAACGTTGAGCGGTATTAATTCAACAGCAACGAACTTTGCAACAGCAAATGCTCAAGTAACTGGTGGTGCTATTACAGCAACTCCGATTTCCGGATCAACAGGTAGCTTTACGACATTAGCAGCATCGGGAGCAACAACACTAGCAGGCGCAGTAGCAGCAACCGCAAACGTTGAAAGCACTAGCACAACGACAGGCACTATTGTGGTAACTGGTGGTGTTGGTATGTCCGGAAACGTGCATGTCGGCAACGGCGCATTCATTAACGATAACAAGTCAGTACAACCGACGGTCGTCAAGGGTGTTAATGATGATTCATTGATCTACGCTAGCGCAACAACTAACCAGGTAATGATTGGTGGTAACGTTGCTTCGTCAAGCGGCTTCGTAGCTGGTGCTAAGTTGCAGGTTAATAGCACTGACTCGATCTTGTTCCCAGTAGGTACAAGTGGTCAGCGCCCAACAGTGCCAACAGCTGGTATGACACGTTACAACTCTACGTACAACCAGCTTGAGTTTTGGAATGGCAGCATTTGGGCAAGCACAGAAACCGTGTTCACGCTCATCACTGATCAACAGTTCACAGGTGACAACTTAACTGACTCGTTCTTCTTAACTGCTGCATCTACTACTAACAGCACAATCGTTAGCATCAACGGTGTGGTACAGATCCCAGGTCTAGCTTACAGCGTAGCAGGAACAACGTTACAATTTAGCGAAGCACCACTGTCCACAGACGTTATTGACGTTCGTGTGTTAGTGACAACGCAAGCTATTAGTGGTCTTTCTAGTCCGAGCGGGTTTAACCAGATCATCCCAGATGACACAGAGTTAAGTGTTTGGACAGGTATTACTAACAGCGCAAAACGTTGGAGATTTGACGGTGCTACTGGTTCATTATTGCCAGTAGGTGCAATGGACATTGGGTCAGTTGGTGCCCCAGTAGATAACATCTTCGCAAGCAACGTGGTTATCACAGGTGGATCGATTACTGGTGTTAGCTTCACATTTGACGCAATCAACGACACGATCATTGGAGCAAGCGTATCGGCTCCGGGTACATTTACTGGACTAGCAGCTAACGCTGAGTTCGCTCTGCAACAAGGCGCAGCCGTAACATACAACGAAGTTGGTACAGCGTTTGGTACTTCGGCTACAGTAGTTGACTCGTTTGATGCTACATTGTTCAGAACAGCAAAATACGTAGTATCGGTTACAAACGGATCAACTTTCCAGGCCGCAGAAGTGTTAGTAACACATGACGGCGTTAATGCATATAGCACGACGTACGGCGTGGTTAGCACAACTGGCAGCACGTTAGCAACCTTTACCGCAGCTTACTCGGCAGGTACTATTACGTTGCAGGCAACAGGTACTACAGCAGGTAACGTAGCAAAGGTACAAAAGACGTACATTGCTATCCCAACTGATCTGCCGGGTGTTGGTGGTATGGGTGCAGGTGGTGGTTATGGTGCAATGGAGCCAGGTACTTATGCTACGTTAGTAGACGGCAAGATTCCTACTTCGGAATTGCCAGCAATCGCAATCTCGAACACGTTTGTGGTTGGCTCATTAGCAGCAATGACCTCACTAGCAGCTCAAACAGGCGACGTTGCGATCAGAACAGAAATTAGCAAGTCGTATATATTGTCGGGTACTAATCCGGCAGTAGTAAGTGACTGGACTGAGTTGTTGACTCCGTTGGGTTCTGTAACAGCCGTAAACGGTCAAACTGGTATCGTTGTAATTAACGACATCGACGGCAATGCAGCGACAGCAACATTGGCTACTAACGCAACCCATGCAACAACTGCTGATTCGGTAACTGGTAACGCAGGCACTGCAACTAAGCTAGCAACCGCACGCACTATCGCGCTCACTGGTGATGTTACTGGTACAATATCGTTTGATGGTTCAAGTAACGCAAGCATAGCAACAACGTTGAAGGGTGATGTTGTTTCGACGAAGACATTCACAGGTGCAGTGACTTGTAACTACGCAACAGAAGGTGCTTATGTGGCAGCAACAGTAACAGGCGCAACAACGTTGACAATTGCAGGCGTTCCAGACAGCATTCGTGCTTATGGTATGACCTTCGAACTGACCAACGCAGGTACTAACGTAACATGGCCAGCTTCGATAACATGGCTAGGTACTGCCCCGGCATTACGCGCAAGTGGCGTGTCGATGGTAACATTAGTTACTCGTAACGGCGGTACAACGTGGTTTGGTTCAGCAGCATAAGGTAAGATGATGTAAAGAGATAGGGTGGGAATTATCCTGCCCTATCTTAGTTTTAGGCTGGTGCGACTAGTATTTCGCGCTCCTATTATAGGAATCAAAATGAAAATTTTTAAACGTGCTCAAATCGCAGCAATGACTAAGCTGTCTGGCAGTCTTACTCAAACGCCTGCTCTTGCTTGGGTGTATCTGTTCGCCGGATTGAACGTCGATCCTAATGGGATGAACAACGCCTATGCCTTCCCAGGTAGTATTTCTTCAACCCAAATCTCTCCTATACCACTCAACTCTTCTAGTACCAGTCCTAGCATATCAACTTACGGTCAGACTATTTCCTCCTCGCCCTTGAGCATACCGTGCTACCCGTCAGAAACAGCAGCCATACTCAGCAAGTTAGTTCCGACATTCTCTGCACCTAGCGCGAGCTTCAGTGATCTGTCTGAGACTCGAAGCATTGTTGCTTTAGGCGTGACCAGAACTGTACGTGTTGGGGTTTATTGGGAACAAAAGTATGGACCTCGATACTCTAGATATACTCTGCTGCCTTAAGCTCCTTGCTAATCAGCAAACAACTAAGTTAGGCCACCAGCTAAAGCTTTTCTTCTTACTTCACAGGAATTTTCAAAATGAGAATGTTTAAACGAACCGCAATCCTTCAGGCCCTAACCAACGGGCTGACCTATCAGGCAAATACTGCCCCAGTGCCTAATGCGTCAGGGAGTGGGTACTATGCTGGAGGCTCGGGTCCAGGTGGAGTCCTAAAATCCATTGATCGACTTGATTTCAGCACTGAGGCCTGTGCTCGACTTTCAGCCTTACTTGCTAGTGCTCGACAGTTTGCTTCTGGGTATCAATCCCCGACCAAAGGCTATGTTGTCGGACAAACCACCAGCATTGAAAGCTTGGCGTTTAGCACCGAAGCCACTGGAGTCTTGTCCGCCTCTACGAGTTCAGCTCGCGAGTATGGGGCAGCAACACAGTCCCAAACCAAAGGATATCTCGGAGGCGGGGGTTGGTACTCGGCAGTCATTGATCGGCTTCTCTATTCCACCGAAGCCAATACGTTGCTATCGGCCACTCTGGCTAAGGCCCGGAATATGCTGAACACCGTTTGTTCAGACACAAAAGGTATTTTCGTATCAGGGTTTAATGGTACCTTCTGTTACGACACGGATGACTTTACTTTCAGTACCGAAACTCGATCTGCCACTGGTTCGCTTCCGGTGTATAGGAGAAGAATTGGGGCTACAGTGCAATCCGCAACCCGAGGCTACCTGTGTGGGGGTATCACCGTCCTGAACGAAGGGACGAGCACCTACGGAGATTTGGCCGAGATTGATTCCGTCGTTCTTAGCACCAATACCTGGACAAAACTCTCGGCAGTTCTATCTACAACCAAGAACAACTTGTCGGGCACCAGCTCAAAAACAAAGGGATACCTATATGGCGGAGCTAAGAGCTATCCAGGGGGCCCGTTCCCTACCTCAGTAGATAGCCTGGCCTTTGCTACTGAGACCTCCAGCGTCTCTAGTGCAGTTCTTCCCGCAGCCTATAGCGTTAACCCGGCAGGCCTCAGTCACGCCCTTTAGTCAACCAAGGAAATCATCATGAAAATCTTCAAACGCACTCAAGTGGCGGCTATGACCAAACTGTCCGGCAGCCTTACTTCCAGTTCCCCTCCTGCAGGTGTTACGGTTGACTATCTCATAGTTGGCTCAGGTGGCAAAGGCGGCGGATTCTTCTATAGCAACGGACATAACGCGAGCGGTGGCGGTGGTGGAGGTGAGGTAATACCTGGAACAGGACTGGCGCTAATCCCCGGCGTAACGATACCCGTAGTGGTCGGGTCCATGAATGGATCCAATTCGTCCTTGAACTCCATCGTAGCCAGAGGAGGTAAGCCTGGAAAGGATTTCGACGCGGGCGGCGGCGGCGGCGCCAGCGGCAATGGAAAAACTGGAGGGAGTTCCGATGACAGCGGCGGTAGTGGGGGTGGCGGCGGCGGAGCGGCCGCCAATGGCACGTCCTCTGGGTACGCCCAAGCAGGTAACGGTGGTGCTGGGGTAACGTCAACTATTACCGGAAGCTCCGACATCTATGGCGGTGGCGGTGGCGGTGGCAGTGGCGTGTACGGCGGAGGAAGTGGCGGCAGGAATGGTGGCGGAACCTATGGGCGGGGCGGCTCCGGTGCTGGCCATAGCGGCAGTGCCGGAGAGGATGGTATAGCAGGGTGCGTGATCCTACGCTATCCTAATAACCTACCTGATCCAAAGACCGTCACCGGAAGTCCCACGATAACCAACGTCGGTGGGTATAAGATTTACAAGTGGACTGCGCCCGGCAGTTGGAGTATCACCTTTTAACCCTACCAAGGATTTCAGAAATGAGAATGTTTAACCAAAATGCAATCCTACAACCCTTGACTAAGAGTCTTGAATATCAAGCTACTCGAGCCTGCATTTGATAAATATACATACTTAATACGAGGAATACCTATGTCAACAGAAATCACAGTAGTAACAGAAACTAATGTACCAGATGTTCTTAAAGAAGTGCAGGAGGCCTTCTACGATATACCGTTTGAAAATTCACAGTTTCAAACAGAAGCGTTTGTTATTGCAGCTCAAGTAACACCAGAACGCGCTTACCGCTCCATCGGTCTTCAGATGAACTCTAAGATACAAGCCCTCAACGAAGCAAAATATAGCAGAGCAAAAGAAGATATCGATATTGAAGAGCTTGAGTTTAAGATTGCTGATCCAACGACTAATAAGTTTGATCGCCGCCGCTTTCAGTTAGACATCGAGCAGAAGTTAGCTAACCGACCGTACACCGACAAGCTTATCAACGATGCTCTTCAAGAGTTGAACGTGCTCTATCACCACTTTAAAACATTGCCGCGATACACAAGAGATGAATTTGAAGCCGGTGAAAAGACTCATTTCGAAGTTAAATTAACTCGTCAGCTAACTGGAATTCAAGGCGCTCAAGAAGCGTTAGTCAACATGAATGAAGATTTGCCTAGACTAGAAGAAACGATTCAGGCTGCTCTACTGTTGAATAGTAGCACATCAAAATTATTGAAGACTTGATAAATAATTGAGTAAAAGTGGGGCGATCCAGTGGGGAGCGTATCACTAGCAGTAAAAATAATAAGGATTCACAAAAATGGCAAATATCGACGAAAATTTTGTTGTAAAGACTGGGCTTACAGTTGGCCCTACAACAATCGCAGCATCAACAGGCAACTATGTTACTTCAGGCAACGTAAAAGTTGGTAATACCGTAATTGACGGAGCGACTGGTAACATCCACGCTGGCGCTACTGTGATTAATGGTACCACAGGCGCGATCACAACTACAGCTAACGTATCAACAACTGGCGGCAACTTCATCGTTAATGGGGCAGTTTTAAGTCCTAATGGTGGATCGTTCTCGTCTGCTACTATCACTGGATCAACAATCAACGGAACTGTCATTGGCGGATCTACCGCAGCAGCTGGGTCGTTTACGTCGTTAGACGCAACGGGCACAGTGACCACAAACGACATTCTACCACACGTGACTAACGTAAGCAACATCGGTAGTGAAACTCAACGATTTGGGACGATTTTTGTCAACGAAGCTCGTTTATCAACAAACACCTTATACTTAGGAACCACTCCAATTTTAGGCACTTCTGGTACAGTAGTGAACATACACGCTGATCCAGGTCAGTCTATCAGTATGCAAACTACTGGTGCTGCAGGTATGCTGTCATTTGTTGCTAATGCTCAAGTCACGTTGCAGACTACAGGTAATAACGCTGATGTTCTTATTCAGTCTAATGGTACAGGCTCGCAAACTCGAATCTTGTCGTCGGCTAGCGTTGATGTAAATGCCCCGGTTATTAATCTAGCAGGCAACGTTACGACTACTGGCTCGGCTACAACAAACGGTGACCTTATTATCAACGGTAACGTAACGATTACGGGCTCACAAGCGTCGGTCAACGCCAACGACTTATCAGTGAAAGATAACATTGTTATCGTGAACGCAGGGGAAGCGGGCGCCGGAGTTACGGCTGGAACAGCGGGTATTCAATTCGCTCGAGGTCAGGTGTCAAGCTATCAGTTAGTGTTTAAAGAATTAGATCAGTCGTTGCAGTTTGGTCCGGTCGGAGCAACAACGAAGGTCGCAGTAGAGAATGGCTCTGGACAAATTGTTGGTACGTTTGTTGGCAATTTAACTGGCAACGTTACAGGCGCAGCAACGACAGCAGGAACAGTTACTTCCGCAGCGCAGACAGCAATCACATCGGTTGGCGTGCTAACTGGATTAACAGTAACCTCGCCAATTACTGGTTCAGTAACTGGTTCAGCAAGCAGCGCAACAACAGCTGGTTCAGCAACTACAGCTGGCACAGTCACAACCGCAGCTCAGCCAGCTATTACCTCAGTTGGTACATTGACTGGATTGGCTGTAACAGCACCGATCACTGGGTCAGTAACTGGCTCAGCAGCAACAGTGACAGCAGCAGCTCAGACAGCAATCACGTCAGTTGGTACTTTAACCTCTCTAGTAACTAGCGGCAATGCTACAGTAGGTGGGTCTCTCACAGTTAACGGCGATATCGTAGTTAATGGTACCACTACAACATTAAATGCGACGACATTAGACGTAGCCGACTTAAACATCACTATTGCAAAAAATGCAGCCACTACAGCAGACGCAAACGGCGCAGGTATTACGATCAACGGTGCAAATGCTACAATGGTGTATGGTAACACCAACGACAACATCACGTTTAATAAACGAGTTGATGCTACTTCGTTCTATGGTTCTGGCGCAGGCTTAACAAATATTCCAGGCGCAGCAATCGTTGGTGGCGTTGGTGGCAACGTTACTATCGGTTCAACTGTTCTTCCATTAAACGGGTCGACCTCGACGTTAGCTGGATTAACTTCAGTCGCAGCAACAACCTTTACGGGTGCGTTCTCCGGAACAGCTACTGCCGCAACAACAGCAGGGACATCGACTACTGTTGGTGTCACAAATGATATTGCATCAGTAACAACTCATTATCCAACATTTGTCGGTGTAACATCTGGGTCTGATGCAATCTCGACCGCAAGTACCAGGTTGAATTTTGTACCATCTACTGGCGTGCTGTCGGCAACTCAGTTCACAGGTTCTGGTGCTGGTCTTACCTCGATTCCGAATGGTGCGTTGACGAACAGTGCAGTGAATGTGACTGCTGGCACTGGTATGTCAGGTGGTGGCGCTGTATCGTTAGGCGGGTCAGTTACACTCAACAATGCTGGCGTCACTCAGTTAACCGCAGGTGGTGGGGTAACAGTATCAGGTGCAACAGGTTCGATCACGTTAGGGTCAACAGCAACCTCCGCTAACACAGCAAGCGCAATAGTAGCACGCGATGCTTCTGGTAACTTTAGTGCTGGTACAATTACAGCAGCGTTGACAGGTACAGCAAGCAACGCTACTACAGTCGGCGGATTAACCCCATCAGTTGGCGCAGGTGTACTAAATCGCGTGGTAGTAGCAGATGCAAGTGGTTATATCAACAACACTTACTTTAGCTCCACTGACAACAGTGCGGTATCGGGTGTTACAGCAGTGATGGTTAAAGTTGGTGACAACTACTTGCGATCAGGAACCTCAGCAGCTATTTCGACGTTCTTAGGATTGACATCATCGGCTACTACAGCTAATGCAACTTTAAACACTGCTAACACATTAGTCTTACGTGATGCTTCTGGTAACTTTAGTGCAGGCGTTATCACAGCAACTTCGACCACAGCACGATATGCTGACTTAGCAGAAAAGTACACCTCGGATGCAGAATACGAACCAGGTACAGTGGTCAGCTTTGGTGGGGAATTTGAAGTCACGTTAACCACACGTGACGGAGATCGTCGTGTTGCTGGCGTAGTAACAACTGCACCTGCTTACTTGATGAATTCAGAGCTTCAAGGTACGTCAGTTGCTATTGCGCTTCAAGGACGTGTTCCGTGTAAGGTTACTGGCAAGGTCAAGAAGGGCGACATGCTTATCCCGGCAGGTCAAGGGTTTGCTCGTGTTGATATGAACCCGTTAATGGGACAAATGATTGGTAAAGCTCTCGAAGATTTTGACGGCATTAACGGCATTATCGAAGTAGCAGTAGGCCGTATGTAATATTGAATAGTGAGGGGAGAAATTCCCTCACTGTCAGTTACATCAATCTAGGAGAAATAAATGAAACAGCTAAAAAAGATTTATCGTAAAGATTACCAAGGCGAAGACGTAGTTACAGATATCGAACTAAAAAATACGCAGTGGGAGATCACTAAAGAGTTCATCCCTAACTCAGTATTCAACAATCAAATTTCTAACAAGGCTTGCGTTATAGGAAATGGTATCTCTCGCAAAGAATTTCCGATCAAGTCAGTGTTCAATCAGTTTGGCGGATTACTAGCTAGAGAAAAATTGCAAACCTACGGATGCAACGCTTTGTATCGCGAACATACTCCTGACTTCTTAGTTATTTCGGGAGACGATGATGGTATCATTACTGAAGTTGCAAACTCGGGATATTGCGATGAAAACGTCGTCTATGCATCAGCACCACACATTCAATACCACCCAGGCAAATTCTACCTGATTCCACAAGATCCAGCCTGGAATTCAGGCTCTGTTGCCACATATTTGGCATGTTTTGACTCACATACTACAGTTTATTTACTGGGGTTCGACGGTCAAGATACTGATGGTTGTAACTACAATGTGTATGCTGGAACACCGAATTACCAGGCAGCAACTAATGCTCAAGCAGATCCTGCGTTTTTCGATATCACCATGAGGAATGTTTTTGAGACGTACGGAGATGTTGACTTTGTTCGAGTTATGCCTAGCAAATATTCGTCGATGCCAGAAGCGTGGAAGTTCGTTACGAACCTACGCCAAATATCGTTCCGAGATTTTGTGCTCGAATCTGATCTTTGATGCTACAGAAGTTTCTCTAACGTTAGCAGTTTCCCAACAACGTCTTTGAACTTGAAGGTCCTCCAAACGCCAGGATGCAGTGGTCGTGGATGATCTTCAAGCTTCACCCAACAATACCCTCGATGCTCGCCGTTTAAAATAGGTACAAATTCGTCTGTGACTGAGATCACGAAGGTGTGATACGTGAATCGACGGTTCGGGCTCGTGAAGGTTTCAATAGGGATCGTTTTGTTGCTACTTAGATCGACGCCAATCTCCTCGCTTATTTCACGGTACAACGTCACGGTGGGCCGCTCACCATCTTCGGCCTTGCCACCCACTAGCCCCCATGTCCCACCGTATTTTGCGCCGTCGCGGAGAAGGAACAGGTAACGCCCAGTGCTAGTAGAGTAGATGAGGCATCCTACTCCGACTTTATCGATGCTCGTCACCTTATATCACCATAGCCCAATTTTCTGGGAGGTAATCGCCATCGATGCTCTTAGACCACTCGCCGTCTGATGGTAGCCATTTGAACTGAAGCCCAGTCTTTAGATTAGTGACATATTTCACTGCTGGTTGACCTTCCGCCGCGAACGACACGAACCACCGCGTACCGTCAAATTCGATGATGTCGTTAGCCTTTGCTACGAGATCACTACCGTCTGCGCCATGCCATGCAGCAGCAGAGTAGGTATTATCTGCCGACCCGATGTCGTTGAGAATGAGGTACCGGGTACCAACCGCCGCATCTAGATAGCTAGCATCTACTGGTACGTTAAACGGATCAATCACTGCATCAACCGGGGGGATTGTATTTACTGGAATAGTATCGTCGAACACCGTGAAGAGTAAGACTTTATCGTCGGTGGGATGATACGATACTGTACCAATCACTGTGCTGCTGTTTGGTTGCTCTAATCGAACCTGCGAGACACCATTTGTTAGCTCTAAGCCGTACATCGCTACCAGCGTATGCCAGTTATAAGTGTCACCAGTTTCAAGCCCTATTGACGACGGTGTGGCGCTAGTCACATTATGCGGATAGAACAGCCGAAGTTGCCCGTTAAAATACTGTACTCCATATTGCGTTTGTGATACCATTCTTCTCATAGTTGCTAGTGTTGGTAGGTCAGAAATGTCAGAAATCAGATCACCACTCTCGTCAAAAATGTTCATGATGATCTTCTGGATCACGCCAAGTTGTTTGACCTTCGCCGGCAAGCTGTACCATATTGGGAGTTCGAAGTTCATTGTGAAGACGTCGATCGCATCTTCGCCACCAGATGGAATTGTTCTACTTGTGTAATTAGTGCCAGTTAGTAAAATTGCACTTAAACTAGTCCAATCTAGGTAGTTGTCTGTGCTCTGTACCTCAATAGACGGATTAAATAACGGAGTGATCTGCTCAATTAGTTGTAATTTTTGGGTTAGGTTGCTAGTCCAGATATCAAGCTTTAGCAGCATCTTATATGGAACTGGCATCATTCGTTCTACGGTGAATCCATCACCTAGAGAATGCCCCCAAGTATCTGTTGTGGAATCGTAGTTACGTTCTCGAATATTAACTTTACTGACGTGGTACGGTTCTTGGACACGACCTCGATCATAGTCTAGGCCACTTATGTAGCATGACATGCACGGTACAGTCGCTAGGCTATTTTCAGAATTCCCTCTTACGATTTGAGCAGCCATTCGAGAAGGATCTCCCCAAACGACTGGCACCTGTTGTAAGAGCTTATTGCCGTTACGGTCAGCGCCGAACTCCACCTGGAAGTTTGACATTGCCCTGATGAATTGCAATATGAATCTACGTGTCTGTCCGTCGTAGCTAAAAGCGTTTAGTCCCATTGTAATTCCTTAGTAATCAGCCTTAGGCCGTAATGCTTTTGACAGCCCTTGTGCGCTAGGTATGACTGTGTCGTTCTGCGTAACACTACCATCCGGATTAACGTGCGGATGACGAATTGTCATCGTGTTTAGATTGTTGGCGAAAGAGTTCTTTAGCGTGTCGTTACCATCTACTGTTGTGGTACTAATCGGTCCTGGACCAACCTTCGTCCTTACAACATCTTCAACCTTGATCCATTTTTGCCCGTTGAACCGGAACATGCGATTTGGAAGATAATCTAACCTGATGTGATAATCGCCTTGCCCTGGTTCTAGCGGGAATGACACCCCAGCAGTAACCGGAAGACCATTCGGTGCTAAGCCATCGCCACTTAGATATCCACTAGGGTTCTGTTCCGTAGTCGGGCTAAAAGTCGCATCGCTTGAATTTAACGTAGAATTATCGCTTGTTTCAATTACACTATCGGAAGTGAGTGGGTGTCGTTTGGTATTCCCTTCCTTATCAGACCCATACGAGAAAATCTTACTCACGTCGTAACCACTCTTTGGCACTTCTGCTTCTGCTTGTGTAACGACTGAATTGTTGATATTAATGTAATTTTGGTATGTGCTCATCAGATCGCCTAATGTTCCTGTGGCAGTGTTTGTGCCCTTTGGTCCTGCTGTATTTGTGACCTTGATTTGATTGAGGATGTCTTTGTACTCTTGAGAATCGACGAGCGGTGTCAGCTTACAGCGCCAAATGTGCGGGTACCACAGCACGCTGAATCCTTCTGCCGCCCATGAGCAATCGCCGACGACATAGTATCGTTTCAACGAGCCTTCTACCGTAGCCACATCATCGTCTTTAAGATGGGTCAGTTCAAGGACATCGCCGTTCATAATCTTGCGCCCGATACGCCCGATCATATCGTTGTAGTGGAACGACATCACGATGGTCCCAGTCTGCAGGAAGATGCCGAACTGTGATAGATCGAAATCATTGTCGGACCGCGAGTAATAGCCACGCATCACGTAGACGTCAGTGTCGTATTTTCGATCACGATTTTCCATGAACAGAATGTCCTGGATGTTCCACTCACTCTGAGTAGCGTAGGACGGCTGGGTCGCATCACCTGTTGGCCCCTGGTCGATCGGCCCAAGATATTTGTGCAGGTTGATGATCGTCCCATTCACATCATAGTAGGCTAGGACCTGTCGGTCAATCCAGCGGTAGTCTGCTCCCTTTTCTGGGCGGTGATTCGTCATCTTCGGCATTCTTTTCTCCTGCTCATCATGTATTTATGCCATGATCTCTGGTTGACTTTTACTCTCCGTCCTGCTATAATGCGTTATGGAAATTAAAACAGCCTTGGATTTTCCGCATATCGAGATCAAACTGCAAGGTTTGATCGGTAAGCTTCCCCGAGCCCAGCATCGTTTTGATGGCATGAAGGTCTTGCGCAACATGACCAAGATGGTGTCGGAACTGTCAAAACGCGAGCTCACTATGCGGCGAACTGCCGGCAACCCGCGCCGATCAGTTGATGAACAGCTTGAGTTAATTAACTCTGAAATCTACAATTTAGAGATGTGGATCACTATGCTGATGCTGTGCTAACACTATGACAACACCTTGTATATTGCCTCTTAACGTTGAAAACCGCCCCGAAATCTTAGGTTGGTGCTCTGCAAATTTCGGACCAGCTAGTGTTACACCGTTGCGCTGGTCATATAAGGAATCATTGCCAATAGTCAACCCGATAACGTTTGAATCTCATTGTTTAGCAAGATTTGACTTTCAAGATGAAAAAGACGCCTCCTTCTTTTTGCTGAAGTGGGGCAGTAGATGAGATACGATGTGTTTGATAACGATAACTTCGTAAGCGTTAATCTTTTTGAGTCAGCAGAGTCGCTCGGAATCATAGCTTGGCTTGAAGAGAATGCCGGGAGCAGTTGGTATTCACCGAAACCCGGGCCAAAAAGATGGAAGGCAAGCACTGTTCCTTATGCAGCTAATGAGCTCGGGCTTATGTATGAGCTTACTGTGCAATTCGATCGAGCAGAAGATGCTACCTTGTTCGCGTTGAAGTGGGTGAGATGAGCCAAGAATTCATCGTCGAAAACGTAAATCACGACGAGTTAGTAGCGTGGTGTCAATCCGCGTTTCCGGACCGAAATAGCTGGCTAGCCTACACTATCAGTTACAGTCTCGATACTATCATCACGTTTGATCACGACGAAGACGCTACTCTGTTTGCCCTAAGGTGGATAAAATGAAGCCCGAAAGCTTTTATGTTCACCTCCCTACTACACAAGATCTCGACTATTCTAGGATGCGTGAAGTACGGGCCGTACTTCAAGGGATAGACATCAAAACTTGGTATTCTATCAACAGCCCGGAAATCTACCAGCGCGTTGATGCAGATACTGAAGCAGCACTGTCGTTCTACCTGCTTTCCTTGCCGGAAGAATAATTTCGTCTAAAGTCTTGACTTTTTCGTAGAAAAGCGTATAATTGCTGTATTGAAACAAACAACACAGGAGCAACAAAATGGCAAAAGGCAAATCACTGATCAAAGCTCGTCCTAAAGCAGTTCGTCGTGACCCGTTGTTTACGGATGAGAAATACATTGGCGACGAGCCAGTTTGGGATACGGTACGTGCTGCTACGTTTGACGACACCACGTTTGACCACTTCCTCCGCCAAAGCTTCCGTTACTACAATTACTTCTTCGGTGTCAAGGACATGAAGAAGCACGTGATCGTTTGGGCTAAAGCAAACATGAAGCTGACCAAAACGCAGCTTGACGCATACATTGCTTCAAGTCCGGAACTTACTCCGATGGCACTTAGTGGTCTTATCCGCGCTGAAGGCAAGGGTATGCCGATGCGTGAAAAGCATCGCACTTACATTGTTGACACGATCAGCAAAATCGTCGCTAACGCGGTGCCGGTAGTTGCTGTTGCTGCTGATAAAAAGGCAGTTAAGGCGGTTGCTCCGTCGATCCAAGATCGGCTTGCTGAAAAAACTGCCGGAATCATCGGCGAGATCGAAGGTCAACTCGATAACGTGTATATGGGCAAGGCAGTCGACTTCAAAGTTTACGATTACTTGGCTGCAAACAATTTTGCCCAAGCACAAGTTGGCAAAATCCGTGCAGTGTTCCAAAAACAAGCAGACGAACTGGCGTTGGCGCTGGGCGGTACTGATGAGCAACTGAAGGAAGGTTACAGCCACCTTACTAAGGCAAGCGCAAAGCGCGTGATGGAATATTTCACTACGTTGTTTGCTGATTTGGACAGCTACACGCACGTGAAAAAGGCAACGAAGAAGTTGCGCGTTAAGAAGCCAGTCTCGAAGGACAAGCAAATTGCTCGCGTTAAGTTCATGAAGGAAAGCAAGGAGCTCAAGATTGTGTCGATTAGCCCGGCAGACATTATCGGGGCCACGGAACTTTGGGTCTATGACACTAAGTACCGTAAGTTGCTTCAATATGTTGCTGACTCCCATGGTGGCACGCTTGGAATTAAGGGAGCTTCAATAACAGGATATGACGAAGTTAAAAGCTGTGGTAAGTCATTGCGCAAACCAGTCGAGCAACTTCGTGAGTTTAGTAAGTCGGGCAAAGTAGCTCTCCGCACGTTTATGGGAACTATCAAAGCAGTAAGTGTGAAACTAAACGGACGGATTAACGAGAATCACTTGCTGTTGAAAGTGGTTTGAACTTACAGTTATCAAGATGCCAACGATGCATGTTGGCAGTCTTGCCCAGCTTACCGCAATGCGGACATTGAGTAGGGAGTTCGGTAGACTTAATAATACCGAACTTTCCTTTATTCCACGGTGTTCTTCCTTTGAGATTAGCCTTGCGTTCCTCCGAAAATGTTCTTCCGGACAAGGCAGCAGATACGCTCGGCTTTGCTATCCCACGTTGTGAATCTCCTACTTTTTTGCCTGTGTCTTCCTTCCACTCTGCTACTCTTCGCCCAGCATATTTCTCTCGACGCTTTACTAAATATTCTTCGGTCCTACGTAAGCCAGATGCACCGTCACCGCCATCGGTCATATTGTGTAATATACCAGTTTTGATATCAAATCGCCCATACCACCGAATTAGCCACCGCTCTAAAGCAAAGGCCCCGAACTCAGTTAAGTTTACAGCTATGAATATAATCAATGATTTGTCTTTTGGAACAGGAATTTTGCCGTGAGGTTTATATGCTCGATTACCCTTACCTTTTCCGGTGTAATATGGAGTTCCTGCTTTTGCTGTTTTAGAATCTTTGCTACGCAGGTAAGCGTAGACGTAATAAATAAGTTTGTTGGACATATAGCTCCTGGGCTGTCTAATGCGGATGGATGCTCTAACATCGCGATCTGCACTATTATTTATGCCTAAATATATGGTCGTACTACCGAAGAATGTGTCGTGGTCAGCCGATAAGGCAAACCTTAATACGTCAACCCAGATCCCGGATCATGAGCTACGGTTTCTTAACATTACCTCCGCTACAAGGAAATGGAGGACAACTGAGCCCGACGGCGTTACAGAGTATTGGCAGATCACCTGCACTAAGAAGACGCTAGCCTGGCTGATGTTAGCATACGGAATTAAGTTACATCCAGATAAAATTCGTCCGAACTATCACGAGTATCTCCTCCGCCATCCCGAAATGGCACAC